CGCCGGCCGATCGGCATCTGGCCGACGTACCACACGCCAGCGCACGCGAACGCGCTCGGGTTGGTCGGATCGCTGCCGGTGTAGACCGCGAGGTCGCCCAAGCTGCCGAGGATCACGAGGCGATCGTCGACACCGCTGCCGGCGTCCTGCGTCCAGTTGAGCATCGCCAGCAGCACGCCACCGTGCTCCAGCAGCGGGCCGAAGTCGAACACCGAGGCCGCGCCACCGACGACGTCGACCGGCAGGAACCACGCCTTCGAGGATTCGCGCTGAACGAACCCGAGGCGTTTCTTCCACGCGACCACCTGAACGAAGAGTGCAGGGTCGACGCCGCTGATCACGCCGGGGCCTGGGCCACCTGTCGAGTGCATCTTGATCCACGTGACGCCGTCGTACAGGAACGCGCCGTCGACCTCGCTGCAGGCGATCAGGTAGTTGCCGCCGTTGGTGGTGAACTGCACGCACGACATGCGGCCGGCGTTGGCGGTGCCGCTCAACGCGATCATCGGCGCGAGGCCTGCGCAGTTGGCGCCGCCCTCGACCAAGAAGATGCCGTGGTCGGTGACCGCGAACAGTTCACTCTCGACCAGTGGGTTGCCCATCGAGTTGGGCGGCGTCGCGTCGTACGACACCACGGTGCGCACCGGGTTGCCGCCGTCGATGTTGTAGGCGTACTCGTAGAAGCCCTCGCGCATCGAGACACCGGACTCCTGCGCGATCATGTTGTCCATCTCGACCGCGAAGCCTTCGCCCATCTGCGCGAGCGGGTCGATGGTGTTGATGCCCTGCGTCGGCGCCGGCCGGCTAAGGATCACGTGGCTCTTGCCCTGCGGCTTGAGCATCGGGGGCTTGAGCGTGGTGGCAAGCATCAGGGCGCCCCGTAGCCCGACTGCGGGATGTTGTCGGTGCCGATCAGCGGCGTGCCGCGACTGCCGGCGACGTTGAGGATCGCGGCGTCGGAGTCGGTGTTGATCGCAAGCTCAAGCAGCAGGTCGAAGTCGTTCTGCGCGGTGGTGGTGTCGAACCCCTTCTCGCGCAGGAACTCCAGCTTCAACGCGGCCTGGATCAGGTCGGCGTCGTACAGGATGATGTCGTCGTCCTGGTCGACCACGTCCTTGTTGCCCACCGGGGCCTTCTGCTGGTAGACCCAGCCGCGCGACGTGTAGTCGACCAGCATCGCCTGGGGCGACGCGGGCGATTGGTAAAGCTCCAGCATGCCGCCGCGCGTGCGGTACATGACGCGGATCAGCGGCCCCCAGGTGCGCGCGATCAACCACGCCCAGGCGGGGTCGCCCACCGGGCCGATCGCCGGGTACACCAGCGACTTGCTGTTCATCGTCTGGTCGATGAACGAGTCCCAATCGTCAGGCAGGTCGTAGAGCGTAGTCCCCGGCACGGTGGTGAAGTCCCACCGTTTCTTGAACTGTGTCCACCGATAACCCTGCATGGGCTTGAGCAGCTTGGTGCCGACCTTGTTCAGCAGGAACAGCATCTGCGTGGCGAGGCGGTCGTTGGTCTGCGACACGACCGCCGTCGGCAGGGGCAGGCCCATCTGCCCGTTGACCCGCTTGACGAGGTCCAGCGTCGTCAGTTGCTTGTTCCACTGGGCCATGGCTCACCTACGCCGGCTCGACCACCGCGCGTTTCTTGCCCGCCGCCACGAGCGCCGCATCGCGCTCCTCGATCAGCGCACGCACGGTCTGTTCCAGTGTGTCGATGCGTGCGGCTTGGTCGTCGATCTTCTGCGAGGCCTTGGCCACCTCGGCGGTCTTGACCGCCTTGTCGAGCCAGATGCGCGCCTGCTGCTGCAGCTTGGTGATGCCCGGCCCCATGCGCACCTTGACCGCGTCGTTGATCTCGGCCAGCTGCTCGACCGTGAAGACGTTGAAGAACTTCAACTCCTCGGTCTGCGAGCGCGAGATCGTCGGCCACTCCTTGAGGTGCGTGCCGGTGATCTGCTCTTCTTCCTTCAGCCCCTGCTTGTAGCGCGCGTACTGGATCGCAAAGCGCGCCTTGTCCACCGCGCTGGCCGGGCGGTCGAGCACGCTGGTCTTGTCGCCGGGGATGAAAATCTTGACCCAATCGACGTCGTCGAAAATCGGCCGACCCTCCTTCTCGCTTTTGCCTTCGTTGAGGAGGATGTCGTTGCGAAACACCACGTGCAGCTTGTCGTCGCCCTTGCCAGGGGCGAAGTCTTCGGGCAACGGGTACTGATCGTTCCAAGCCATTGCAAGCTCCAAATCTCCCACGTGTGGGAACTACGGTGCCACTGCGCACACAAAGCCGCCCGGTGGGCACGCGAGACCGGACTTGTTCAGCGAGGTGGTGCCTGACATCGCGGCGCCGTTGGCGATCGCCGCGCCGCCGGCCGCGTTGGTGTTCTGCTCGACGCTGATTGCCTTGCCGGCGGTCTGACCGATCGCGTTCAGCGCCTGCGAGGCGCCGCCGATGCGGATCGCGTTGCAGGCCTGACCGTCGGTGAAGTTGCGGTCGGGCGCAGCTGCGTTGGGCGTGACGCTGCCGTTGCTCGGACCCATCACTGCGTTGGTGCCCCAGCCGATGCCGGTGGACAGTGCCCCGGTCGCCTGCGTCGCGTCGGGGTCGTACAGGGCACCCGCGATTCCTGTTGCTGCCATGTCTGCTACTCCTTCAGGGTGCAACGGCAAGCACGCTGCCACCGGGCGGGCATGACATGCTGCTGCGGTTGATGCTGCCGTCGGGCATCGCCGCTCCTGATGCGATCGGCGCGCCCGTGTTGTTCTGCTGCATGCTCATCACCTTGCCGGCGTAGCCGCAGGCCTGGGCCTGATTCGCGGTGGGCACGCGCTGCGCGCCGATGCGCCAGATCGGCAGCTGCTTGCCGATGAACGACGGGTTGTTGAACACAGGCCCGTAGACACCATCGGTGCCCGCGCCGATCAGCGTGTTCAGCGCGCCCGTGCCGTTGGTGGGCTCGGGGTTGAAGATCGCCCCAGCGACACCGTTGGGGTTCGCTGCCATCACAGCCCCGTGGGCAGGCCTCGCACGTGCTTCTCGGGGTCCTCGGCTAGCTCGTCTGCAGGCCCGTGCTCGCCCATGCGATACGGCGGGCCTTGCTTGTCGAGGTCGCGCCGCGTGCGCGTATCGGGACCGGCCTCGGGCTCGGCGCCCTCGTTGGCTGGCTGCTGCGCTGGCGTGGCCGGGGGATGCGCCGGGCGCGCCTTCTCGTCGTCGTGCTGCTTGAACGGGTTCGCCATGTCGTGCTCCTCGCAAAAGACCCCGGCACCGTGCCGGGGTGATCAAGGACCCGGTGGCTTGGTACGACCGGGCCACTCACGTGGACTGTCCGCTTTACGGCGAGGTCAGCCGTCCTTGGAACATCTGGCCGCTGCAGGTCAATGCTCCGGCCCACGCCACGATCTGAACGGTCGCGTCCTGGTTGATCGAGTACCGCTTGCTCGGGTTCAACGGGACCATGTTGCGATCGGCATGCGGTCTCCAGAACAAATACTTGGTGTTCAGGAAGTACGCGGTCTTCGCAACAGCGAAGCCACCGATCCCGCCATCGAGCACGATGTCGGCGTCCATGTAGGCCAGCGACGGGAACCCTAACTTGGCAGTTGAGGGGTCAGTAAATCGCTGTTGAGCCTGCAGGCTCGACACGTAGATGCCCCACATGAAGTTGTCGACGACGATCAGGTCGGGGCGATCGGCGCCGCGCAGCAGGCCGGCCCACTTGGTGTTGAACGCGTCCTGCACCGTGGTCTTGTCCAGCGCCGCACCAGCAGTCGTGCAGTTAGGTCTCCAGAACGACCAAGTTGCGCGATCGATCCCGCCGTATACAGCGGTGTTGCCGACCACCGGCACTGCGGCCTGCAGGCCGATCAGCTGCTTGCCGCTCGCGCCGCTGCCGTCGGAGTACACGCCTGCGGCCAGCAGGTTCTGCATGGTCGCCTCGGTGGCCTTCACGCGGCCCTCGATGAGGTCGATCATCTGCTCCTTGCCGGCGTTGCGCAGTTCATCGAGACCCGACCAGATGACCGGCGCCGCCGCCTGCTTGAGGTCGTACTGCGCTGCCGAGATCATGTCCTGCGCGGCGACGGGCAGCAGGTCGTAGCCCGTGTACCACCCGGCGTTCGCGTTTTCCGCGAACATCAACTCTTCGAGGATGATCGAGCCGCCTGAGATCAGGCGCTGGTTGCCTCGCTGTTCGAGCCGGCGCAGCAACGCATTCGACTTCGTTACGTCGTCCGCGAGCTTCTTTGACCGGTTCTCGATCGTCGTGGCGACGATGTCTGAGACATTCGGGAATGCCATGGCAATGCTCCATCGATACGGTGGTTAGACACCGACCGTTTGGAGAAGACCCTCAACGGGTTCTCGCGCGCCGGTCTCACTGGGCGCTGGAACCGAAGGGCGCCGATGGCGCTTCGGGCTGGAGGCTAACGACCCTCGTGTGCCTCCCAGGCGGCTTCGACCGAGGCCCGCACACTGTCACCTCGTGGCACCGTGGCCCCTGAAGGGGTCGAATCGCCTGTGACACTGCGTGCGGCGCGTTTGGCGCGAAGGGCCGCTTGCGACAACGCGCTCGCGTTGTGGGCGCTGGCGCGTTGCTGCAGGATTTTGCTCACGCTGGGCTCCAGTTGGCAAGCTCGTTGATACGCGTCCTCCATCGTCAGGATCTGGCCGCGCTTGCCTGCCATGTCGATCAGGTCGCCCATCGTGACTCGAACGTCCTCGAAGAACTCGTGCCCAGGCTGCTGGCTGAACCACTCGATGCCCTGGTCGAACTCTGCGACCATCTGCTGCTGCTCATGCTGCTGCTGCATCGCGTGCTGGTAGAGCATCTGGTCGACGCGCGGGTCGCGCATCGGCTGCTGCTGCTGGCCCTGGTGGGGCAGCTGGTGCCCGGCGAGGTAGGAGTCCAGCGCCTTGAGGTCCTGCTCGCTGCCGCACCAGTTCTTGATGATCGAGGCGATCACCTCGACGCGCTGCTGCTGGTTGCCCGTGCGCAGCAGCGCCGCCGTCTGCATCAGGTTCTCCACCGCCTGCAGCGGCGTCGAATTCTCCTGGCGGATGAACAGCTGGTACGGCGCGACCACGCGCTCGAACGCGTCGGTGAACTGCCGTGCTCCCGCAGCATGCATGAGCACCTGCTGGAACTCGCGCTCGCGGCGGATCACCTCGCCCTGCACGTCCGGTGGCACGCGTGACCACGCCTCGCGCACCTCGGGTCGCCAGCTGCCCGGCGCCTTCAACTCCGGTTGCGCCGGGGCCGGCGGCTGCACCGTGCCCTGCGGGATCGCCGGCAGCGCGGCGTTGCGAGCAGGAGCAGCGGGCGTGCTCGGTGCGCCGCCGGCATCTTGACGCGTGAAGCGGCCCTGCGAATCCCGCTGGCGTCCACTGGAATCTGCGGTAATGGTTTCACGTGGAGCAGGCGCTGCATCGGTGGTGCCAGAAGTGGCACCGGCTTCGCCGGCCTCGGCCGCGTCCCACTGCTCCTCGATGGTGTCGCGCAGCGACGGCTCTTCGGCGGGCGCGCCTGCGCCGGCCGCGTCGGGGACGTTGGTGTTGGGGTCGGTGTTGTCTGCCATGTCAACGCTTCCGCAGCTTGTCGGCCAGGATCTCCGACGGTGAACGCTGGCGCACGCCAGCAACGAAATCGGCGCCTTGCCGAACGCCAGTGCCAGCGTCGGCTTGGTTGAAGTCCTGCGCCACCTTCATCGGCACGTTGATGCCGCTGCCGACGGGGGGCTTCCATCCATGCGCCACAGCGGCCATGAGGCGCACCTGCGCGGGTGATCTACTGGGCATACATCTGCTCCTGTTGCTCGTGCAGGCGCTGCGCCGCACGCGTGGCCGCTGCCTCGTTCTGGTAGATGCCGAGATGCCTGCCGGTGGCGCGGTACTGCTCGATCGCCTCCTTCGGACTCATGATCCTGCCGTCGTCGCTGACGGTGGGGATCAGGACCTCGCCGCGATCGGTGCCGATCGACATCGAGCGCACCGTGCTGATCGAGCCGTCCTTGTTGTGCACGACCGGCCGGTTGTTGACGTCGATGTTGCCTTCCTCGATCGGCCGGTCCTCGGCGGGGTTGCCGGTGTCGATGTTCGAGTCGGTGCGGCCACCCTTGCGCAGCTGGTTGGCGAGCACGGCAGCTGCGCCGCCGCCGCCCGCGAGGCCGGCCAGCAGCATCGGATCGGCGAACCCCGCGTGCGCGCCGCCGCTCAACACGAGGTCGCGCGCCTCTTCGGGCGAGATGCCCAGGCGCCGCGCCGTGTCGCCCATGCGCATCGCCAGCAGTTCGAGCTTCGGCGCGCCGATCGGCGAGGTGACGCCAGTGGCGTTGCTGCCGGCGCCCCACACGACCGCCTGGGCGGGCACCGACTCCAGGCCCGCCTGCCGCGCGATGCGTTGCTGCCACCAGGGCGCCAGCGACACCATCTCGGGCACGCTGGCGCTGGCGTTGCGCACTTGCTCCGACGCTGCGGTGCGCACGTCGGGCAGGCCCACGAGGCGCGACCAGTGCGCATCGCCCACGGGCCACTGCGTCTGGAAGCCGGTCTGCGGCACGCCAGAGGCGCGGATGTAGCTCGGCACTTTGGCGCTGCTCATGTCGATCTTGCCGCCGTTCCACAGGTAGTTCGCCATCGCTGGCGCCTGCGCGGTCGGGTGATACGCGTGGCCCATGATCGCGCGCATGTCGTCGGGGAAGCCGGCGTCGCGGTACTTCTCGGCCATGCCACCGTAGAGCAGGAAGTCGTCCAGGCGCCCCTGCTTGTCGAGCCAGTTGGCGGCGGTGCCACGGTTCAACTCGGTCATCACTTCGCTGCCCGGCGATGCCATGCCGGTGAGCGTGTTGAACCGGTTGTACTCGTCGAGTGCGCGCTCCTTGCCGAACAGGCGCTCGAAGTGCTGGTAGGCCGGGTCCATCACGTACCACGGCACCATGCCCTGCCACAGCGGCTGGTTCTGCCGCGCCGCATCGATGATGCCCAGCATCCGGCCTTCGTTCTGTGGCGTCATGATCTGCGAGGCGACATCGGAACCCTTGGGGTTCTTCGCCGTCTTGAACGGGATGTCGGGCATGTTGCCGACCCGGGTGCCCCCTTGACTGATGTCATAGAGGTCGCCGCGCGTGACGCCGAACAGCTGCTTGAGCAGCGGCGACTCCGGTGCGACCTGCGCGCGGCTGACAAGCTCGTCGGGGCGCAGGTAGATGTCGGGGAACGAGATGCGCTGCGGCTGGTCGACGGTGGGGCCGGGGAGGTAGCTCGACCGGTCGGCGCCCTCGGGCAGCGACTTCTCGAACATCTTGACCGACGTCTTCGGCGGGCCGAGTGAGATCGAGGCGGCGCCGCGCTCGCCGCCAGCTGCGCCGGCACTCAGTGCGCGCTCGGCCGCTGTGCCGCCGCGCAGTGCGCCACTGAGCATCTCGTAGCCGCGCCCGAGCTTGGTGGGGTCGAGGACCTGCGCCAGGGCAACGCTGCCGGCGGTGAGCGCCGGGTACTGCGAGGCGGTCTTCTCGAAGTTCTCCTGCATCGGCTGCATCGTCTGCCCGACGGTGTACCCCGACGGCAGGGTTACGTTCTTGGCCGCGCCCATCAGGTCGGCCATGTTCTGCACGTTCTGCTGGCCGGTGTCGGTCTGTGGCGCGCCGATCTTCGAGTACACGCGATCGACCGCCGCCGCGCCCTGCATCGGGTCCTGGGTGCGCGTCCAATCGGCCAGCCCCGCGATGCCAGCCGGCAGCATCGAGGCGATGCCGCGCCCGGCCGTGTCGAGCATGGTCTTGTAGCCCGTCAGCGGGTTCAGCGTGATGCCGCGCAGCCGATCACTCAGGGTCTGCGAAGCGTTCTGGACTGAGTCGTCGTCCACCTTGGGACTCCAGCTGGGTGATCGCGTTGGCGATGTCTTGCTTGCGCGACGGGTCCTCGCCGCGCATGCGTGCCGCGCGATCGGCCGCGTCGCGCTTCCAGGTCTCCTTGTAGTCGTCGATCGTCGTGTAGCCGTGCGCCTTCATGTAGGCGCGATGCTTGGCGCGGCTGCTGATGTCGGTGCCGTCGCTGGCCTTGAGGTTGGCGTAGCTGGCGTCGTTGGTGTGCATCAGCATCGTGGGCAGCAGCCGGCGCGGCATCGCCTGCCCGCAGCAGATGAACGCGGGCGGCGAGCACGTGTACTCGCGGATCGTCATGAACTGCTCGATCTCGCCGCCGCAGTTCTGGCACTGCCACGTGTAGGTCGGCATCAGGGCTTGGGCTCGGGCGAACCCACCGGGGTGATCGTGCCGGCGACCGCCTCGCCGCTGACGACGGTGACGTCCATCAGCGTGATCAGTTCGCGCACGCCTGAACCCAGGTCCGCATCGGCGGTGGCCTTGATCTGGCAGTTGCCGTTGCCCTGGGCGACCAGCATCACGTTGGTGCCGTCACTCGACGGGTCCTCGACGGCGGCGATCGTGTCGTCGCTGGACTCCCAGGTGACGGCGCCGTCAACCTCGGCGGGGTTGCCGCCCGCGTCGATGTAGGCGATCTGCAGGCCGACCTGCTGGTCGTTGCGAAGGGTGTAGGCCATGGACGTAGCTCCTGTGTGTGTGGACTTGACGCCGCCGTAGCTCATCGTGAGTCGCACCAGCGGCACCGAGGGCGGCGGCGGCGTGCGGGTGACCTTGATGCGTGCGTCGATCGCAATCTCGACGTCGCGGGCAATGTCGAACGTGAGGCCATGCATCACGGCTCCGGGTCTTTGCCGCCGCGCTGCAGGACGATCGTGGCCTTCAGCTGCAGCGCGTCGTTGCGCGCGTCGATGATGCGCTGCTCGTACTTGTCGTCGAGGTTCTGCTTGCGCTTGTTCATGTCGTCGCGCCACGCGGCCGACAGGGCCTGCAGCTGCGCGCCGGCCTCGCGGATCACGATGCGCTCCTCGCGTCGGGTCATCGGCATGTCACTGCCTCACCGGCTGCGGCATCGCGGGCGGCGTGGCCTGGGCGACGTCGACCTGCGGCATCATCGGATTGCCCCCGGGCGGGCCTCCAGGCGGGCCTCCAGGGCCACCTGGACCCATGGGTGGCCCACCACCATCGGGCGGGCCTCCTGGCGGGCCTCCCGGGCCTCCTGGCATCGGCGGCATGCCCCCAGGCGGCGGGCCACCGCCGGCACCCCCCATGACGGCGCCGATGATCTGGTTGGCCTGCTCCTGCGCGGTGGCCTCGGCGCTGGCCTTGCGGCCCTTGGCCTGCGACTCGCCGGCCTGCGCGAGGTTCTTCTTGTCCTCGGGGCTCGGGTCCTTGGGCTCCGACAGTGCCTGCTGCGCGGTCATCTCGAACTGGCGCACCGCCTGATCGATGACCGACTCGATCTGCGCGGCACCCTTGAACCCAGCGGTGCCCCACTGCAGGAGCTTGAGCAAGAAGGTGCCTGCCGCCGGGTTGGTCTGCACCATCGGCGCAGCGGCCATGATGTAGTTCGAGACCGCGCCCATGAACTCGGAGCGGACCTGCTTCTCCTGCTCCCAATCGGGCGCCGACATCGAGTCGGCGTCGACGGTGATGGAGTGCTGCGCGATGCCGTACTGCTTGAGGAACGCGATCGCCTGATCGGCAAACGGCGCGTCGGGCGTGCGATCGATCAGCGACAGGCGCTTGATGGTGTCGGGCTGGAAGTGCGTGGCGATGATGTTGGCGCGGATGCGCATGGTCTCGCCAACGAAGGCGGCGACGTCGTTCTGCATCTCGGCCAGCCGCGCGCCGCCGTACTGCACCTTCAGCTGCTGCGCGGTGGCGGTCTCACTGGCCACGCTGGCGCCGCGCATGATGTCCGACAGGCCCAGCAACTCGAAGAGGTCGTGCTGCACCACGTCCTTGCGCTGCGTCAGTTGCGTGATCGCGTTGACAAACGCATCGAGCGGCAACCAGTCGACGGCGCCCTTCAAGCCGCCCTTCTCGACAAAGGCGCTCCAGTTCTCCACCGGCACGAGGTCGTTCTCGTAGCCCTCGGTGAGCATCTTCTCCAGGCCCTTGGCGTTCTTGTCGCGTACACCGACTGCTTTGCAAGCGCGCTCGAGCGCGGCGAGCCGATTGTTGATGACGTCAAGCTCCTCGTAGAGGTCCTGCGCCATGATGTAGTCGGCCTTGGGGAGGAAGGCCTTGGTGAGCGTGGTGGCGAGGATCGGCTGCGGGCAGGGGAAGAAGTCCTCCAGCTGCAGGATGTCCTGCGCATAGTCGAGCACGTAGTCGCAGCCCTCGGCGTACCAGCACACGCTGTTGGAGTCCTTGTCCCAAATCTCCCAGATGCGCGCCTGCTTGAACGGCGTGGCCTTGAGCACGTCGGTCTCGTTGCCGTCGCCGCCGGGCGTGCGGCTCTTGAACGGCACCATGGACAACTGGTCGGGCGTGAGCTTGAACCGTTGCTGCACGCGGTCTTCACTCATCCACACGGCACGCGCCACCCAGCGCACGTCGCGCCAGCGCCGGCACGGGGAGTAGCGGAAGTCTTCCCAGTAGACGTAGTCGACCTCGGCCTCCTCGTTGACGATGCGCTCCTGCTGCGTCGTCATCGGAGCGCCGGTCGTGGGGTCGGTCATCGGCTGGCCGGTCATCGGGTCGGTCTGCGGCGCGTCGTAGGTCTCGGTCTCGACGTCGTAGCGGCACCAGACCTGTCCCAGGCCCGACACAAAGCGGTCCTGCACGGCGTCGCGCATCGCCGGGTTCATGTCGTCGGAGTCGTCGTCGAGGTCGGCGTTCAGGATGCGCTGCAGGATGTTGGCCGCGACGCGCGCCACGTCGTCGTCGAAGTCGCGGAACTTCCTGTCCACCGACGCCTTGGGCAGGCGCCCGTAGATCGCGGCCAGCGTCACCTTGACGTTGGACCAGAACAGGTTGACGCGGCTGGAATTGACGTTGCGCGTGCTGGGTGCGATCGAGCCGCCGTCGCCGTCGTCGAGGAACGCCTTCTCGCAGCGGCGCGCACGCTCGCAGAACTTCGCCATCCACTTCTTCGAGGCCTGTAGCTCCACGCTCCACTTCTGCGCGAGCTTGGCGCTGCGCTGCAGTGCGGTGTCGCCGGCCTTCGGCTTGGCTGCGGCGCCCTTGCCGACGACGTCCTTCGAGGAGTCGAGCACGGAGTCCGATGCGGTCACGTCAGCCATCACCACCTCTCGCGTGCACGCGCACGGTCGGCCCACAGGTCATCGAGGCTGCACGGGTACAGCCCCGGGTGCCCCAGCTGCATCTCGGGCATCGGCTCGCTGGCGATGTCCATCACCTCTTCGCGCAGGACCTGCGCGCCGTAGCTGAACGCGTCGCTGCCGTGGCTGGCCCACGTGTGGTCGGGTTCCGCGCTGAAGACCTTGCGCTCGTCGTCGAACCGGTAGCTCCAGGCGCGCAGGCACTCCAGGCCGCGCATGCACGCATTGAGGTGGAACTCGCAGCGCGGGATCACCATGCGCGCGGCGTTGACCCGGTCCTTGATCGAGGTGCGCGGCACGATCTCGCAGTCGAACTCCTGCGCCATGCGCTCGATCACGGTGAAGCGCGTCGCCATGGTCTTGGCCCTGGCGTCGTGCGGCAGGTACAGCCGATCGATCGGCAGGCCGACCTCCTTGAGGCGTTGGCACCACTCGTCGGCGTCGTAGCCCGAGCCTTCCTCGTAGTGGATCAACTCGAAGCCGCCCAGGCGCAGCTGCCACCACCACCACGCAGCGGTGTCGCGGTAGCCGATGTCGGAGGACACCACGACGCGCGAGCCTGGGGTATGGATCACGTCCTCGCTGATGCGCCCGTCGCGCTCGGCCTCGGCGACCTGCTTGCCCACGATCGAGCCGACGTTGGCCGCTGAAAAATCACAGAAGTACTCCTGCTGCACCAACGACTCGTCCATGCCCATCGCACGTTCGAGGTTGATGTCGGACTCCGACAGGACCTGCGTGTCGCGCACCGTCATGAGTGCACAGAACGCGTGGTTGGAGGGGTCCTCGACGAGGCGCTTTGCGATCTGGTAGGTGGCGTAGCCGTGGTTGTAGCCGCGAGGCGTGAAGATGAACGCGACCCAGCCGTTGTTCTCGCGCAGGATCGGCCTGCAGTACTCGTAGGCGCGCGGGTCGGTTAAGGCCCACTCGCTGAACGCGACGCCCACCGGGTTGGAACCCACCAGCGAGTCGAAGTTGTCGGCGCCCACCAGCTGCACGATCGAGCCGTTGATCAACTCGACCTTCATCTCGTCCTCGACGCGTTTCTTGACGATGTCGGGCGGGAACGTGGCGCGCATCAGGCTGACGCCTTCGCCAGTGATGCCGTCCCAGATCACCTTGCGCGCCTGCTTGAGCGTGGGCAGGCAGTGCCAGTACAGGCCCACGCGCTGCATCGCCATGCGCGCGGTCTGCGCGAGCACGGTGCGGTCCTTGCCGCCGCGTCGGTGGCAGACCCACACGAGGAACTTCGCGCCGTTGTCCAGCGCGCTCATGAACGGGATCTGGTAGTGGCGCGGCTCGAAGCCGCCGGTCACCTCGACGCGGCGCCTAGGCATCAGAATCCCCACGCGTGGGAGAATTCGAGAGGACCATCTGCGGCACGTGGCCGCGCACCGGGCTACCGATCACGCCGGGCACGGGCACCACCGGCAACGGCAGCGCGTGCACCACGATCTCCAGGTTGTTGACGTCGGCCTTGATCTGCAGCGGGATGCACTTGCCGATCAGGTTCAGGAACGCGGCCGGGTTCTTGATCGCTTGCGCGCGCAAATACTCGATCCCGCCGGCCCTGTGCAAGGCCTCGACGGTCATCGAAACCAAATCTAGGTTGTTTTTTGAGGGGCCGCGTACTCTGCGGCCCTGGTCGACGGGAAGGGCCGACTGCTCGTTGGCAGCAGTCTGACGCGGCATACAACGCGACCCGTGATGGGGCGCGACTGTAGCCGCCTCAGATGCCGCTCACAAGGCCCCGTCGCGCGCCAGCTGCGTCGCGTGCTGCTCGTCGAGCAGCCACTGCAGCAGCGCGGCGGTCGACGCGAGGATGTCCAGGCGCTCGCTGGCCTGCTCCTGCGTAATCTTGTGTGATTCCACGAAACGTGGGTACACCCGTCGGCGCATTGCCAGTTCGCGCTGCACCTCGGCCAGCTGGGTCTCCAGCGGGTACTTCAGGTGCGCGGGTTTGTCCTTGGTCATCATTCGTTCCTGTACAAGCCGGCGCGCTCGCTGACGATCGCGTGCAACAGCGCGCTTTGCTCGGTCGGCGCGAGCTTGGCCTTGACGCCGTTGAAGTCGCCGTCGGTCATGCTCTTCAGCGACGGGCACACGACCAGCGGCGAGGCCTCGACGTCGCAGGCCTTGAACCCCCAGAGGTCGCCCATCGCCTTGGGGTCGTCGAGCACACGCTTCGGTATGCCCAGCGGGTAGGGCCGGTTGGCGTAGTGCCAGGGCTCGGGCTCCTCGAAGTCCAGGCGCGCGGCGGGCGCGTATCCGATTCTCCTGTCATCCATGGTGATCTCCTAACATCTAAAACGATGCACCTCGATGCGCACGCCCCAATCGTTGCCCTGCTCCTGGCGCACCTCGTAGCGTACGGCGTCGGTGTTGCCGTCGTCGATCCCCAGCCACTCGGCGACGGCGTCCCGTGTGGCCTTCATCGCCCCCACCGCGTTGTCGTCATCGAGATTGCGTCCACCGGTAGGCGGGCGCACGCGCACGAGCACGATGTCCAGTGGCGGCTTGGGGGGCTTCTTCATCGCCATGCGCAAGTACCACGCGATGGCTTCCTTCTCCTTCAAGCGGCGGCGGTGCGCCGTCGCCCAGTGCTCGCGGTTGTTCTCGCCGCGATGCGTGCGCAGCGGCACGTTGACGATCATCAGCGCGCTCATGCCAGCGCCTCCTTCACGCGGTCGAGGTGCCGCGAGGTAGCGGCCCACATGTAGATCACGACCGGCGCCACCTCGCGGTAGACCTCCGGGTGATGCTTGTGCAGGTAGGCCAGCCGTGTCGGGTTGCGCGCCAGGAACGCGGTGCAGGTCATGCAGTCCAGCGAGCCGGTGAGGCCCTCGGCGTAGCCCGGCGGCAGGTCAGCGCCCAGGAACGCGAGCACGTCGTCGTCACTCATTTCCAGCAGCGGGCGGAAGTACTCGCGGCCCTCGAAGTGCTGCTCCAACGGCAGTGCCAGTGGACGGTCGGTGAGCTTCTCGCCGCGCACGACGCCCGTGCAGCCGCTGACCTGCAGCGCCTGCAGCGCGGGCCTCCACATGTTCTCCCAGCGGCACTCGTGCGGGAACACGAGGCGGTAGGAGGCGTGCTCGCGGTGCACGCACTGGCGCCCCACAGGCGTGGCCTCCCACGGCACCATGTCGGCCGGGTAGCCGTGCTGCTTGACGTACTCGGGCTGGTTGCCCTTGACCTCGATGAAGCGCGGCACGCTCGCCTTGACCTTGCCCATGTACTGGACCACCTCGGGGTAGGGCCGGCCCGGGTTGCACCAGATCACCGTCACCTTGTCGATGTACGGGCGCAGCAGCTTGAGGCACGCCGCAGAGTCCTTGCCGGCGCTGAACATCAGCGCGACGCTGACGTGCCGGCCCATGAAGGCCTTGAGATCGTTCACCATGCCTCCACCGGCAGCAGCGCCGCCATCGGCCGCAGTGCCTTCTGCGGCACCCAGAACTCCTCGGTCGTGTCCTTGCCCATCGCGTGGA